GGCACGAGCTTGCTGCTCAGATTCATCTTGTGCGTCCGGAGCTCCTCGATGTCCAGGAAGACCATCTCGTTCGCCGTAAAGTCACACACAAAAGGTGACTTCAGTATGGACTTGCCGCTGTAGGTCGAGTTGTACCTGTAGACAGTGTCCGCCGAGCCAAGACCAGACGAGTAGGTCGTGTTGACTGCGAAGCCGAGCAGCTGGGCAGCCTGCGCGCTGGTCGTGCTGATGCTGAAGGTTGATGCAGAAGAAAATAGAAATTTTCCGTCGGCCGTATTGAACACGACCGAAACACCTGTCATCTGGCTGCTGCTGTTGAGCTCGGCCGCCAGAGTACTGCCTGAGTAAAAGCCGGCGTACAGGGGCACGGTATAAGCAGTGCCGCCTTGGGGTGTGGTCACCGTCAGGAACGTGCCGGTCGTGCTGAAGTTGAACATGGAGTTGGGGACGGTGGCGCTGACCAAGTCTATCTGCCTGATATTCTTGAGCGGGTTGGCCAGAAACACCGTGTAAGTGTTTGCATTCGGATACAATGTTGTATCCCTGGTACGGGAGTCGACGTAGATGTACTCGGTCTCCATCTCTACAATTCTTTTATAATTTATTGTGGCGGCGTAGGCCACGTGAAATTAATAGGAGAAACCCCTTCTATGTCAAGGTCTCTTAGTTGTTGACGGTAAGATGCCCATGCTTCTTTTTGTTCAGCTGTCAAAGGGCTATCAGTAACTGAACAAGTCCAATCTGACTTGTACAAAAGGTCATTGCGCTGCTGACGAATAAAGTTGTATTCATGTTTGTACATTTCGGACATGGTCGCCACGTCCGGAGCGAGCTGAATGTTTCCTTCTGAATCTTTCGATACGAGCACGGCACGATAATCGAGCGGAGGAACAACTTCGATGTGGGTCGCCTCTGGCTCTCGCGCTGGGTCAGCCTCTGTGTACTCATACATTCCGACAATCTGGAGAGTGTCTGGCATGACAGCGATAAAGTAAGGCATCTCTATACATATGTGGTGACAGAAGATTTATAGTCGAATGTACCCGCCGATGTCGTGAGCACCAGCTGATTGATCGTCCCGGACGCCGCCGTGACATACCCTGCTCCGTAATTACGAGTTGCACCGACACCGGCGTAACACCCAACGGCGACGAATTCGTAGTGGTATCGACCACCTGTTCCACCTGTATTGGTAGACCATACACGGATGAGCGCTCCGTAAGCGTTTCCGCCGACTTCGCTGTTTGATGCGAGCGTCGCCGTTGTGCCCGAACCAGTTGTTGCACCGGATGGTGTTACGGTATTTGTGTACGCTTCAGATACAGCGCGAGCGTTCCCAGCCGAATCCTTGAAACTGAACGTCATCGTACCGAAAGCTGCACCGTTACGAGACCAGTTGATTCGAATTTCGACACAATTGAAATTCGTAATGTCCCATGGTCCGATCGTTGCCGAGGACATACCGGTTTGATAATTCGTCGGGGTCAGCTTGGGTTGTAATATACCGTTGAGACGATAACTACCAGATAAATTGATGTCACCGGCTGCATCGAGAGTATATCCTGGAGTCTTCCCAATCCCCACCAGGTCGCTCCCGTTATCGATTGCTATCGTTGGAGTTGTACCTGTATTTTGTAAAGCTCTCCATATCCCAAAGGTGTTTGTATTATTATAAAATCCAAAATTAAAACCAGTGTTTCCGTTGCGAATCATAGTAAGATGGGCTTTTGTATCACCGGGGGTCGCGTTTCGAACAAGGTGAACCATTCCATAAGTTGCTGTAAAATCATTTGCGTTGTCTCCTATATGCACTGTAGGTATGGTTGGATTTATAACAGACGCATTAATTTGTGTCAGTGCCCCTGGATTAGTAATCCCGATACCTAACCGACCTTCTGTCGTCACAGTCATTGCTGGAGTCGAACCCCAAGAATTCATAATTGTAAAAATTTCTTGGTCAGTAAGTGTTGCGTTATGACACTGAAACTGGTAGATATATCCCGTGAACATACTGTCCGCCGCCCAGTTCGAACGACCGAGATAACAGTTTGTCCTTGTATTATCAATAGCGTATGTAGCAGCGGCCGCTGCAACAGAGTTAACAAGTGCACCATTTTGATACAAGTACAAATAGCCAGCACTTGGACTGTACTTCATAGCGACGTTGGTTACGGCATTCTGAACAATGGTTCCTCCGGTAAGATTACCCCACCCCGTAGTCCCTTTAAATATATTTGTAAATATTTGATTTGTTGTAGAGTATCTTCCAAGTAAAATATTATCAACACCTGAACCATTTCCAAAATCACAAATTCTTTCCCAAGAGTTCTGACCAGACGAAGCCGCCCCAAATAACACACGCGCTATAATTGTTATACCTGTAGACGCAGGTGTCAGAGCCAGTGAGCCAAAATTCGAATATATACTCGAAGCTGAATAAGTCGTATTAACAGGGTTGCTATAATTCAAATAGTCTGTCACAGCTGGAACCGTAGGTGCCTGCGCACCAGTCACTGTGTTGGCCGGTTTGTGTGTTAGCCAATTGGCTTTAGCTACTATACCATTTTGATTACTAGGAAACCACATCTGATGAGGTGTTTCAAACCCGCCTACAGTTCCACGAGATGCCCAATTTCCTATAACTGTAGTCCCTATAAATGGCTGAATTCCCATAACATATCCGGGAAGACCAACTGAAGTTGTAGTACCACCTGCATACGTCTGAAAATATGGTATAGTAAAACCGTTGCCTACATTACCAGAAATAATACGGACATCTCCATAAGTAAAGGATGCTTGCGCGCCAGCCGCACCAAGAAATATGCCAGATGATGTTGTAATATCCAAAGGAGTTTGTGGTGTTGTTACTCCTATACCGACGCTAGAAAAACTAGAAATACCTGTAACTTGTAAAGCTGTTGCTGGATTATTTGTCCCTATCCCCACGTTCCCCAATGAATAATAGACTGAGCTCCCGGCTTGGTTCCATGTGCCTGGAATGTAGAGCTCGTTCCGCAGATAGCTCATCCTACTCTAGAGGATGACTTTCTTCTGGTGGCCCACACGAATGCTCGTGTCCACATAGACCTGGGTGCCGCTCGCGGCCAGCGCCCGGCAGAATGCCACATCCTCAGCCATCATGTCCTGTGCGTCGCCGATAGTCTGCAGCTCGCCGTAGAACCAGGGATACTTCAGCTTCTCCATGACACCCTTGCGGACCAGCATCCAGCCCATCCCGGCGTACGCCACCGGCATGTACTGCTCGTCAAACTTGGTGGTCGCGCTGACAAACTCGAACGAGCCATTCTTCTTGAAGTACTCGGTGTCCCACTCCTTCACGACCGCGTAGTTCTGCATGTCCTCCATCATGTACAGGCCGGCCGTCACGTCGTGCGGGCTCTCCAGCAGAGCCAGAAAGTCCTCCGGCTTGAACACAATGTCCGAGTCAATCCACATCACGGCGTCGTAGTCCACCTTGCCCTGGAACGGCTTCTGGTCCGGGCCGGCCAGTACGTCACCGCCGAGACACTTGGCGCGTGCAAAGTGCACCACCGAAGAGTAGTTCTGGGACACCATGCACTGGTGCCCCTTGGCGTTCGCCTGCATCATCAACTCTGTCCAGCTCATCAGGAACTCGCGGCTGTACTCGCGGCCGGGCAGACAGAAGATGACCTTCATGACTGAAGAATTATTTCACTTTTTTTTTAACTTCTTTTTGGCCAGAACATCTCTAAGGTCCTGAAGAGCGTCACTGATGCGGATCTGGTGAATCAACATCAGGGTCGTGTTAAATACATATATGGTATGGAATATCCACGACTCGTCCATATAAAATTAATTTTTAATATTTTTTCATGTATTAACAGAACGTCTTCGAGCTGGCCTACGAGCCAGTGGTTCCTGTGGCTGGTGTGAACGTTTCAGACGGTTATTATAACCAATAGTATTTAAAAAATTTATATTTCTTTCAAGAATTCTAATATAATTTTGACTCTGATTACTCAGTGCTCTTAGACCGTTCACTTCACGCTGTAAATTATTATTAAGAGTTTGAGTCATCAAGTTCGCAATCACAGCATTAAGATTTATTTTTTTTTCTTTCATCTGAGAGAGTATCGTTTTGTGTCTAAAACTATTTTCATTAATAAGACGACTAATAACACTACTGTTAAGTGGGTCTGCATTGAGCCACGCGGTTTTAGCTCGTCTGAGTTCCCTTATCTGGTTGTTATAGTTTTTTTCAGCAGCTTGACGCTGTAGTTGTGGTGCATTCTGTATTACCTCCAGTCGTCTCGGTTTTTCATTTATTCTTTGGGCTATCAGCTCTTCGAGTAGTCTTACTCGCTGATTTATCTTTTCATTCATTAATTTTATAAAATAATTTAAGTCCGGTCGAGCAGGGAGCCACCGATGCCGTCAGCGATGCTGTAGTCGCGCATCTGGGACAGCACGAAGTTCTCATCGCCGCACAGACCGCCTGGGGTCAGGCCCATCGTGTAGTAGGCCGACTCCTTCTGTGGGCCTGGCACACACGCCAGGCTCGGCTTGAGGTCACCCAGCTTGGCTGGCTCGGCGCCTGTGCCCTTGATGGCCAGGTCGCGAGGGGCCACGGATGGGGTGTAGTACGAGGCTGGGCGGGCCAGCTGGTACAGGATGGCCAGCAGCAGAGCGATAATGATGGCGTGAGTCAGGACTTTGCCGTACTTCATTTATAATAAAGTACAATTTTTTTTTGCGTTAAAGTTTTGGCATTAGTTTCTCCTAAAGTCTTAGATGTCGGCTGAGATTGTACTCGAGGCTGGTGATGCTGGAACTTCCATCAACCTGAGTGCTGACGACCAGACTCTTCTGGATGAGATTTCGATTCGGCCTGCTGAGAAGACCATACAGGCCAAGCCCAAGCCCTCCCGGCCGCCGCCCTTCATGCGCAGCCGGCCCCGTGTCGTGCAGGAGGAGGACCCTGCCCTGGACGCCTTCATGAATCCAGACAAGCGTACCGCACCCTCCGCTCCTGCAGGCGAGGAGTGGGACGGCCAGGAGGAGGGCGAGGAGGGCCCTGAGGAGGGCCAGTACCAGAGCAGCGGCCCTCAGATGCCGTCTGAGGGCTACAAGACCATCGAGGACGAGAAGGCTGACCTGCTGAACAAGATTTCCCGCCTGGCCAAGAAGGGCCTGCAGACCAGCGCCCGCCTGACCAGCTACAGCGACATCGAGGAGATTCGCACCGAGTACAAGCGCCTGATGTACGGCATCGAGGTCGACCGCTCCATCAAGTTCCAGCGGCGCATGCTGATTGCGACCGTGACAGGCCTCGAGTTCCTGAACAAGAAGTTCGACCCGTTCGACCTGCAGCTCGACGGCTGGTCCGAGAATATGATGGAGAATGTGGACGACTACGACGGCGTCTTCGAGGAGCTTCACAACAAGTACAAGAATAAGATTGAGGTGGCACCAGAGGTGAAGCTCATTATGATGGTGGGTGGCTCGGCCATGATGTTCCACCTGACCAACAGCATGTTCAAGGCGGCCATGCCCAGCATGAGCCAGGTGGTCAACCAGAACCCCGAGCTCGTGAAGAATATGATGGACGCTGTGCAGCGTACGCAGAACCAGCAGAACCAGGGACCGCCACAGCCTGGTCTCCGCCGCGATATGCAGGGACCTGGTATGGACATTTCAGCTCTGATGGGTATGATGGGCCCACCCCCTCCTCAGATTCGGCCAGTCGCCCCACGAATGGAGGACACCGAGTCCGTATCTGACATTGTCAGTGTCGACGACCCGTCGGTCCGCGACGTAACCCTGCCTGCAGGCGACAAGCCGAAGCGCGGCCGCAAGCCAAAGGCGGCAGGGAAGAAGGAGGTTTCAATCTGACCCAAAGGGTCAGCCTTTTCAGGTAGGAATGAGGCTTTGACCTTTTTTTCTAAATAAATAATATGCAGGGGCTATCCTTCGCCCCTTTCGAGTCCGAACAAGGACCGCCGCCTCAGATGGTGGCTTTCCCGTCGAGTCCGATAAAGACAGACCGGACCGAGTGTAACTACTTGGTCATGTTTTTTGTGGCCGGAGTTGTTCTGCTCGGCATCAGCGACTCTTTATCAGGTGAGTCTTAACTTAGAGGACGGCGCCACGGGGCACGTACGAGCCTGCGAACTTCACCTTGTACAGGCCCTTGCCGCCCGGGCCACGCTTCTTGCCGGCGTTGCTGCGCTTCTTGCGCAGACCAGCACCCACCGGGTTGGGCAGGTTCCAGCTCACCGCCTTGCGGGGGCGGCCCACCGGGCGCTTGGCCTTGGGGCTGAACAGCTGCTCCAGGTAGCCCTTGCGCTTGAGGCGCACCACCATGCCACCCTTGCGCGCGGCGTACGGGGCGCGCTTGGCACCCACGTTCGCACGCTCCTTGCGGTCAAACTTGGGGCGGATGGGGCTGGGGATGGACAGCAGATTCTTGACGTACTTGGTAGCACGCTCGGTGCCACCTGGGCTCTTGTGGTACTTGGCCTTGGGGTTGTAGGTCGCAGTGCCCTTGGCCGTGCGGGAGAAGTACTTGCCCGCCTCGGAGCGGAAGATGACGCGCTTCTTGGTGTTCAGGAAACCAGTGTTGGTGGGGGACATTTATAAAATTATAAAAGATATTTTTCTGGAGGAGGTCAGATGAGACACCTGTCCGGCCTGGCTTCCTTCTTGGGCGCGGGCTGACCCTCGACAGCAAAGCCAGACTCGTGGTACATCTTCAAGCGCTTACTGTACATTGCCCACAGGACAGACCAATGGTCCACCATGTCATAGATGACCGGATCGTTGTTCTTCCCTTTGGTTTCACGCATGATTCTGCCTACGGCCTGCTTCACGTCCGAGTGCGGCGTGCTGAGGATGACCGTGTCCAGCGCTGGTATGTCCAGACCCTCGTGCGCCAGTGTGAATGTCGCCACAATCACCTGGGCCTTGGCCGACTCGTTGAGGTCCTCCTCCTTCATCCCGCCTATATACAGCGCAGACCCCTCGATATGTTCCTTCAGCCATGCGCAGTGACCACGCCGGTCTGATAAAATTAAAATTTTTCTTTTTTCTTTTTTTAATTTTTCGATAGTGTCGAGTATCAGCTGGTTACGGTCGTCCAGCTCGACCAGCTGGTTGACCACCTCGGCCAGACTGACCTTGCCGAACCGGGTGCACGGCGGCGCCGACCTGAACTCTGGGCAGTTAAACTGGAGCGGCACCACCTTGACCTGCTTCTGGTTTTCGCGCTCGACCGTGAAAAAGTTGGGGCCCATAAACCAGTAGAGCAGCCGCGTGAGCCCATCCTTGCGCTCCGGCGTGGCGGTCAGACCGAGCGTGTACTTGGGGCAGAGCTTGAACATAAACTGTGAGAATGCTGGGGCGCCGATGTGGTGCGCCTCGTCCACGATGACCAGCCCGACCGAGTCGAAGGTGCCCGGCTCGTGCTCGCGGGTGCACATCGTCTGAATCATCGCAATCACAAAGTCATTCTCGAGCTCCAGCTTGTCGCACTGAACGCGCCCGATGGTTGCGCCCGGGCAGAATTCTGCGATTCTTTCAGCCCACTGGTTAGCTAGGAACTCCTTGTGGACCACAATCATAGTTCTAACACCGAGATGGGCAGCAAGTGCGAGTGCGCATGTAGTCTTTCCGAAGCCGCAGGGCAGTGAGAGGACTCCACCCCCCACAGTTTCGAAAGATGCTTTGCCTCGTTCAACTGCTTCTGGCTGGCGGGTCGCTTCTCGAAGAGTACCGACAAACCGAATAGCAGCCCGAGCAGGAGCATGTCGCTCGTCGGCTGCGGCGGGGGCGATTTCGGTGCACCCAAAATAGCGGGGAACAACCAGCCCTTGTGCTGTCTCTCTGAATACCTTAAACGCTGGTGGGCGTATGCCCATCGCATTTTCCACTGCTCTAACAGTGAGTTTCTTTTTTATTTCAG